TATGTGGGTAACTATCGTCATGCTATGCCATACCCACGTAACAACCTATACCTTGCCGTGCGTGAGAACATGAACATCACGCAGAAACGTGCCGGTGCGTTGCTTGGCATCTCTAATAAGGCGTGGCGTTACAGAGAGCGCAGCAAACGCATGTACCATCTCGCTGAGATACTATGCTTACACCAGATGAGTGGACTCAGCACTACCGACTTCTTTAAGTTGCTGAATGATTGTGCATAGTTATATGCCTTCTCTACTTAACGAGAATCAGAAAACTAATAAAGTAACAGGCATGTTACCTTTTGATTCCAATGGGTTAGCCTGGATTCCTGGGGCATACCTGGAAAAACGTTTTCGGATCCGAATCGGAAACGGCGAGGCGGATGGTACCTATATATCTCATCGCAGATGGCCCATTCCCTTTTACTATGTTTACATAATGCTACTTGGCCCCTCTAAAATTTTATCCACCCTAGTACTACTATGACTCATAATGATGATAATGACCCAGTTGTAGAGGTTCTTCCGCCTGTGATGCAGGAGAAGCCGCATAGTCCTGCGCACGTACGAAATGAGGATGTAGCGGCACAGGTGAGGGATTTAGGTAGGCTAGGGTTATCGAAGGGGAATGCGGCGATTGCGGTGCGTTTAACGCCTTACCTGCTGGATAAGTATTACCTAGAAGATTATTTGGAAGGTGTAACCCAGATGCAAAGGGGGTTAGCGTCTGTTGCGATAGCGGAGGCTATGAATGGGAATACACCTATATTGCTCCACCTACTAAAGACGAAATTGGGATGGAGTGAGCAACAGATTGTGGAGCACGTAGGAGAGATACGTGCTGTGGTTAGTTCTAAACCGATGAGTAAGGAAGAGTTTGTGCAGAAGTACCTGAATAAGTCAGACGAGTAGAATTTTACCCCTACTCAACTATGTTTACATAATGTATAAGATGTATGCCTATCGCTGCCCGAAGTGTGGGTACGTGAGCCTTGGTGTGAGTCGTAACAAGTGGCTTAAATGTGGGCATAGGCATTGTGGGAGAGTGTTTATCATCTTCCGCAACATTATGAGCTTAAAAGCGTATGACCGGTACTGTAGTGGAGGACGTGATGAGTAAAACACCAGAAGAGTTGCAAAAAATAGCAGAAGAATATGAGCGCAGTATAACTCCTGCAATAGAAGATGCAGATAGCATTTTTAAGCATGAACGAATTCGTAGTTTTCAATATGGTTATTGCGCTGGCTACCAAGCCGCAGCGCCGCAGTGGATTAGCGTGAAGGATCGGTTGCCGAAGTTTAATGAGCACAATTATAGCGATGATGTATTGATGCTTGGCAAATTTGGTATGGAAATTACGCACATTGAAAAAACAAAGCGTATTGTAAGGTGGAAGGGATTGCAGGAAGTTGTTGAGACTAACAACGGAAGCTCTATAGACGAATATACCCACTGGATGCCGCTACCAAATCCACCGGAGAAGGAGTCATGAGCGAGTGGATCAGCGTGAAAGAGAGATTGCCTCCTGAGCAAGAAGACAAGTTGTTATTTCTCAGTATTTATAAAGATGTTTATCTAGGCTGGATCGAATTAGTTTCTACAGATGATGGCCAATTTCATTTAACTTACAGTGAAGGGCATGGGTACTTAGATCGAGCAGATAGACTTATTTCTCACTGGATGCCGCTACCTAAACTACCAAAAGATGATACATTATGAGGGCGACTGTTTCCTGTCACGGTACACATTTACGGACTACTCGAAGATTAACAGCGTCAGAGGTCTGACAGTCGCAATTTTTATGGGTTTAGAACATAGCGTTAAAGACGAGCCAGAAGATACCCGCAGATGCCCTTGGTGCAAGCACGTAAGCACCGTACACGTTCAAGACGGTAAAGATAGGTACTTTTACTGTCAGAATCCTGCCTGTAAGGTAGAGCGTATATACGGCGACAATGCCGTGATGGTGGGAGGAAGTGATGGCAGGGCCGGATCTTAGCGGATACTGTAAGTGTCCACATTGTGAAGAAGTGCAAGAGATTACACCAACCGATATCGTGGTTGAGTATCAAGAGTGTGAGTTTTGCAAAGATAACTTTGACCCACGTTTGCAAAGTCTTACATGGGTTGAATTTCACGAAGAGTGTCGTCTCTTAAAGGATTAACCTTGTCTGATTACCTGCAAGACAAGCGCATTGACGAACAGGTTGTTTGGGCTCCACAAGCAGGTCCACAAGAAACCCTAGTGCATTGTCCCATTACCCTTATAGGCTACGGCGGTGCCCGTGGTGGCGGTAAAACTGATGGGGTGTTGGGTAAGTTTGCTATCGTTCAAGAACAACTCGGCGCTGATTTTAACGCTATCTTCTTTCGTAAAGAGCTACCCCAGGCAGATGACCTTATCGAGCGAGCAAAGCAAATTTACCTACCACTAAAAGCTCACTGGCAGGACCAAAAGAAGCAGTTTACGTTTCAAAACGGAGGCCGCTTACGATTTAGACCGCTTTCTGATGACGGAGATGCCGAAAAGTATCAAGGACAAAACCTGTCTCATTGCGCCATAGAAGAGGCGGGTAACTACTCTGATCCGTCACCAATATGGAAGATGTTTGGTGCGCTTCGAGGTAAAGGCGGTGGTCAGGTTATACTTACCTTTAACCCAGGCGGTATCGGGCACGGTTGGTTAAAAGAGCTGTTTATTAAGCCAGCCCCAAAAGGCATGAAGCTGCTACAAAAGCACCTACCCAACGGCGCTAGCTTTGACTACATATATATCCCGTCACGAGTCCACGATAACCAGATCCTCCTTGCAAAAGACCCAGAATACATAAATCGATTGCACATGGTTGGCTCGCCAGAGCTGGTCAGGGCATGGCTAGAAGGAGACTTTGAGATCCATGAAGGTTCGTATTTTCCTGAATTTAGCAGCAAGCATATCGTTTCACCTTTTAACGTACCTAGTCATTGGCCTCGGTATGTTGGTTACGATTGGGGTTTCCGTTCCCCTTTTGCCGCTGTTTGGGGCGCTGTATCTTCTGGAAGGGATGACAAAGGTAACGAAGTCCCGTACCCAAAAGGAAGTATTATTGTCTATCGAGAATTGTGGGGAAAAGGAGTCGACAACGTTGAGCAAGCAAATCGCATTGCTTCGCTTTCCATCGGAGAAAATCCATTAGGTTACGCAGACCCGTCCATTTTCAAACACGATGGTGGGCCGAGCATTAATGACCAACTGACCCAGGTTTTTGCCAAGTACAATCATCCACCGTTTCGAGCCGCCGACAATGACCGATTATCCGGTTGGTCCCAGATACGACAACGGTTGGTTAATAAGCCACCTTTGCTATATATTTTTGCTACCTGCCCGTATTTAATACAAACGCTTCCCGCCTTGGCCATAGACAAACGGAAGCCAGAGGATGCAGATAGTGCTGGTGATGACCACGCCTGTTTGGTCGGCGAAACTCTTGTAATTACAGATTCTGGTCCTTTGCCAATTAAAGACCTTTGCGGCAATTTTTCTGTTTTCGTTCTATCTCACGATGGCAATTATCAAGAAGCATGCGGAGCACTGACACGCAGCAAAGCAATGTGTTTACGTTTAATCTTTGAAGATGATTCCGAGGTTGTTTGCACATACGATCACCAATTCATGCTTGATGACGGATCTTTTAAAAAAGCGCATTTGCTAACATCTTCTGACCTGATACGCTGCGTAACATATGCGAGTGGTTGTTATTTCAGAAACGATTCAAGAGTTCAACAACGTAAAGTATTACCGTTGTGGCAAGTATTTCTCCTCGCAGCAAAAGGCTGTGCGTGGCTCAAGACGATTGCACAGAAAGGTTTGGGAATACTTTTATGGCGTCATTCCCAAAGGAATGCACATAGATCACAAGGACGAGAACAGAGCCAACAATCAAATAGAAAACTTGGAGGTGCTACATTCAAAAACGCACCTGAGCAATCACATGACTGCCGAACGCAGAGAGATTGCAAAAGCCAACATAGTTGCTCATGCGGTACCAATGGCAAAGTTTTGGCACAAAAGTCTTCAAGGTCGAGAGTGGCATTCACAGCATGCAAAGCGTGTCGCCGATTCGATTCCAATGATAACGAAACATTGTCAGTTGTGCGGAGCAGAGTTCCAGACAAAAAAACACATGGATTGGAAAGCAAAGTATTGTCATCAGAATTGCAAAATGAAGGCACGACGAAGAAGATTAAATCCATCTCTTATTCCGAAGCCCCGCAAGACGTCTATTGCTTAAACGTTCCAAGCACCAGTACATTTGTTCTAGCAAATGGTGTGGTTTCTCATAATTGTGACGCTTTACGTTATATGTGCAAGGCAAGACTTATCGACAGCAAATGGGAACAACCAGCAGAGGTGTTCAACAAAGGCATTGTAAAACTGCAAGCGTATATTGCCCAAATGAGGGCGCAAGCAAATAGGCCAAAGATATGAGCGAAGAGTCTACAATTAAACGGTTTTCAGGCGCTTACTGGAAAAGTCAGATCAACCTAGCAACCGAGCGCAGAAAGAAGTTTATTGAGGCCGCTGAAGAGTCTATTCGAGTTTATAACGCTCAGAAAGACATTGGTATCATGCGTGATACCGAGCGTAGGCTTAACGTTTGGTGGTACTGCGTTAATACCCTTCTTCCTGCCTACTACAGTTCTACACCAAAAGCAGAGGTTACTCTCCGTAAACGTTCAGGCGGTGTTTTGCACGAGTCGAGCGCCGTCATCCTAGAGCGCAATATCCAATACCAAATGGACATGGAATTTAACTTTGACCAAGTAGGATATACCGCAGCTTTGCAATTTTTGCTTACCGGCCAAGCTGTTTTGTGGTCACGGTACACCTTTGAGGAAGAGACTGAAAAGCAAGAGATGGTCTTGTTTAGCCAGCCAGACGGCACGTTGATTGATCCAGACGGTGAAACGTATGAAGGGTCTACAGACATTTTACAACCTGGTCCTGGCG